TTAAAGATGCTATTGATGAAATAAAGATGGAAGATAGGACTAATAATCCTAGCCCTGAACAAAGAAGAATAACAGCTAAAAAAGGACCATTAGCTTTATCAGAAACATTTGAAGAAGGCAGTAAATATCCAGCTACTAAAGCTGCCTATACATCAAAAAGTGGTCGTAGTTATAGCAGTGAATATAATCCTAATGATAAGTCTATAGAGTTTGCCACAGAAAATGGTGGAGTTGAACCAAGCGTAAACTTAAGCAAAGGCAAATTTGGATTTGGATTAAAAGTTCCACTAAAAAAAGGTGGAGCAGTTAAAGCCAAAAGAATACGTGGTCATGGTATTGAAAAGCGTGGCAAGACAAAAGGTAGGTTTATTTAATGCCTAATAAATATTCATCTGGTAAATATGCGATTGCCGAATGTGATCGTTGCGGTCAAAGATATAAGTTAAAAGAGCTTAAAAAAGAAGTTATTAAGACTAAGCTTTTTAATATTAAGGTATGCCCAGAGTGCTGGGATCCAGATCAACCACAGTTACATCTTGGTATGTATCCTGTCAATGATCCACAAGCAGTTCGTGAACCAAGACCAGATGTAAGCTATAATGTAGGTGGCACCACTGGTTTAATGACAAATCCATATAATACAAATGTCAATAGTGTGGATGATGCTGGATATCCTACAGATGGCAGTAGACAAATTCAATGGGGATGGAACCCAGTGGGTGGAGCTAGTCAATTTGATGTTGTGTTAACACCAAATTATTTAACACCAGTTATATTAATTGGTGATGTTACAATAGTTACAACTTAAGGAGAAACAATATGGGATTCAAAGCAGGCGCACAAGGCATTAATAAAAAAGGTAAAACTAAAGGTAAAGAGTTAGGCATTGATGGACCAACTGTTAAAATTCAATCTAGCAAAGGTTCTAAAGGCGCTAAGTCAGTTACAAATATGGCTTTAAAAACTATGGGTCGCAACATGGCTCGTGCTAAAAACCAAAAATAAAGGATATTAAAATGGCTCAAGTTAAACCAACTACAAAAAATAGTCCACCTATTCATTTAGGTAATGCTAATGATAATAAGCCTGCAAGTGTGTATGCAAAAAATGGCGCATCTGCTGAAGATGGTATGGCTCCTATGAATGAAGGCACTTATGTTACAGATAAGTCAGCACAAGACGCTAACATTAAAGACCCACTTCCTAATGGCGTAAGCTATGGAATTGGTAGACTTAAAACAGATGGCATTGAAATGCGTGGTGCTGGTGCTGCTATTAAAGGTCGTAAATCTAGAGGTCCAATGGCTTAATGAACTACGTTCAACTGTATCAGGCTATACAAGATTATACTGAAACTACTGAATCTTTATTTATTAGTAACATACCTACTTTTGTTCAAGAAGCAGAAGAGCGTATTTATAATTCAGTTCAAATACCAGCATTACGTAAAAATGTAACTGGTACATTAACTGCAAGTAATCAGTATTTATCTTTGCCAGATGATTGGCTATCTAACTATTCATTAGCTGTCGTTGATGCTAGTGGAAATTATAGCTATCTTTTAAATAAAGATGTTAACTATATTAGGGAAGCATTTCCTAGTCCAACATCTACTGGCCAACCAACGCACTACGCTTTATTTGGCTCACAGTATTCAAATATTAATGAATTATCATTGATACTAGGACCCACACCAGATTCAGCATATACAGCTGAATTACATTATTTTTACTATCCACCTACTATTGTTCAAGGTCAAATAGCATCGGTAGGATTTTTAACTGGTGGAACTGGATATGTAGCTGGTACTTACTCAGATGTTACACTTACTGGCGGTAACGGCTCAGGAGCTACAGCTACGATTGTAGTTAATTCATCTGGTGTAGTAAGTTCTGCAACTCTTAAAAATGGTGGACAATTTTATGCGGTAGGTGATACCTTATCTGCTCCTAATACATCATTGGGTAATAGTGGATCTGGGTTTTCAATTCCTGTAAATACAGTCACTAATGCATCTGGCACTAGCTGGTTAGGTGATAATTATGATCCAGTATTACTTTATGGATCGTTAAGAGAAGCTATGGTATTCCAAAAACAAGAGCCAGATATGATTAAAAATGTTGAAGATAAATACATGGAAGCATTATCTCAACTTAAACGTCTTGGTGATGGTCTTGAACGTGGTGATGCCTTTAGAGATGGCCAGACTAAATTAAGGATTAAATCATGATTGTACAAACAGCTTGTACAGTATTTAAGTTTAATTTAATGAGCGGTGCAGAAGACTTTAATAGTCCATCTCCATATGTATATAAAATTGCTTTATATAATGCTAATGCTGATTTAAATAATACTACCTCTAATTACACTACAATAAATGAAGTGACTGGCACTGGTTATACAGCTGGTGGAATTACGCTAACACCATTGGTAGGAAGTGATATTGCCAACAACGTTGCTTATGTGTCATTTAGTAACGTAGTGTGGACTCCAGCAAGCTTTACCTGTAGAGGTGCTTTGATCTATAATAGCACTACAAACGCTGCAGTAGCAGTATTAAACTTTGGATCTGATAAAACAGCCACCACTAGCTTTACAATCCAATTTCCATCAGCAACATCAACTAGTGCAATACTAAGAATTAATTAAGGAGAAATATATGTTTAAAGAAACAGGCGGCTTTGGTGATTCAGCTATTGCCACATTAAATACAAGTGCTACTGGCGCTGAAAATATGGGTATACATGGCCACTACCATGTTTTAGGTCATGATAAAGACGGCAACTTAATGTGGGAAGAAAACTTTCCTAACTTAGTTAATGCTGTTGGTAAGCAATTAATGCTTGATACATTATTACGTGGTTCTGCATATACTGTAACAGGTCCATTTATGGGTCTTTTAAACTCTGGTGGTACATTTACTGCTGCAGATACATTTGCTTCTCATGCTGGATGGACTGAGTTTACTTCATACACAGTTTCTGGTTCTGGTGTACGTGGTACAGCAGTATTTGCTGCATCATCATCATCTGGCACAACACCTACTAACGTAACTACATCAACTGCAACTGCTATTACTTATACTATTACAGGTACAGGTACGGTAGGTGGTGTTTTTATAATAACAGGTACAGGTGCAACAAGTGCATTTTCTAACACTACATTAGGTACATTATATAGTGCTGGTAACTTTACATCAGCTAAAGCAGTAGCTAGTGGTGATACACTTACAGTAACATATTCAACAACAGCAACTTCTTAATAAGGGGCCATTTATGGCTAAATGTGCTGTTATTGATATTGAAACAAATCAGCAAATTAATTTCATTGTAGCAGATGTAACAGATCTGCCAAACAATGGAACTTATCTTGTTGAAATTCCTGACGGATACTACTGGGATGGTATCCAAGTCAGCCCTACCTCAATTCCAAATCAAAACTATAACCCATCAATAACTACATCTTCTGAGATCTAATTAGTGGCTACCAAAGTCGTATTTATAACTTCTGGTACTACGTATACAATACCTGCAGACTTTAGTTCTATTGTATCAGTAGAAGCTATTGGTGGTGGAGGTAGTTCTTCAGGTGCTGGTGGTGGAGGTGGTGCTTATGCTAAAACTACAACTATTACAGGATTAATTGCTAGTGGAACTGCTTATGTAAATGTAGGTGCAGCTGCTGGTGATTCATGGTTCAATGGAACATCCAATGCCGCACCAACAACAGCTGCTCAAGGAGTATTAGCTAAGGGCGGTGTAACAGCAACTGGTTCTCCAGGTGGTGCAGGTGGAGCAGCAGCTTCTTGTGTTCCTACAACTGGAGCATTTAGTGGTGGAGATGGTGGCGCTCTTGGTGGTGTAAGGTCAAATGGTGGTGGTGGTGGTGCTGCAGGTCCTGGTGGAGCAGGTGGAACAGGTGGTGCAGGTAATGCTACCACAGATACATCAGGTGGAGGTGGAGGTTCAGGAGCTACTTTAACAGTAGCAGGCACGGTAGGAGCAATTGGAGGAGCAGCAAACGGTGGTGCTGGCGGTGCTTCTACAGGTCAAGTTGGTGGTTCAGGTGCTACAAGTTCTTTAGCAGCTAATAATACAGCACCTACTAATGGCGGAGGTGGAGGTGGTGCATATAAAACAGCTCCAAATGTTATTGCTGGTGTTGGTGCTGCTGGAACTTATTGGACAGCAACAGCAGGTGGAACAGCAGGTTCAGGCGGTGGTGGTGGTGGTGCAGTATTATCTACTGGTGTTGGTGCTAATGGTGCATTATATGGTGGTGGTGCTGGTGGCGCAGCGGTAACTCGTGGCACAGGCGCTCAAGGTATTATAGTATTTACTTATTCAACTGGCGCATCATTTTCTGACAGCATTACTGAAAACAATATCATGGCTGATACCAATGCAATTAATATTGGTGTTAACCAAACAGAAAACTCTACGCTTGCAGATACAAGTACTCAAGCAACAACTTATAATGTTGCACCCTCGGAAGACTCAACACTCGCAGATACAAGCACACAAGCAACAACTTATAATGTTTCAACTTCTGAAGACTCAACTCTTGCTGATAACAATCAAGTTAATACAGGCACATCTAGAAAAGAAGATAGTAACATAGCTGATTCTAGCACTCAAACAGTAACTTATAATGTTTCAGCTTCTGAAAACTCAACAATTGCAGATAAAAATCAAGTAAATACTGGAGTAAATCAATCTGAAAACTCAACAATTGCAGATAAAAATCAAGTAAATATAGGCACATCTAGAACAGAGGATTCAACTCTAGCTGATACAAATCAGGTTAATGTAAGTGTAGTTAGAACAGAACCATTAACGTCTGATGATAGTAACACAATACAAATTAACTACGGTGTTGCACGGGCTGAAAACTCTATATTAGAAGATTTCAACCAAGTTGAAATAGGAGCTACTTTAAATGAAGATAGCCAGATTGCAGATTCAAGTCAAGCAGCAGTAGGTATATATATTGTAGAAAGTATAAGTCTAGTAGATTTTATGCAATATTATGGATGGTTTCGTATTAATGATAACCAAAGCTTATCATGGAATAATATAAATAATAACTCTGGAGTCACTTGGACAGCTGTAAATAATAACAATTCTAGCAATTGGAACAAAATTAACAATAGTCAATAAGGCAAAAAATGGCTATAATATACACATAAATAAGGACTCTCTATGGCATCCACCTACAGCACCAGTTTACGTATTCAACTTATTGGCACAGGCGACCAAGCAGGCGTCTGGGGTACAAGCACAAACACAAATTTAGGTACTTTAATTGAACAAGCTATTACTGGTGTTCAATCTATTAGCCTGTCTGGATCTACTTATACACTTTCTAGTTATAACGGTATTACTGACGAAGCTAGAAATGCAGTATTATCATTTACTGGTTCATTGTCAGCAAATTGTACAGTTATTGCACCTGCAGCAAACAAAGTATATATTGTAAAAAATGCTTCAGGTAGTACAGTTACTATGTCTGTTGGTTCTGGTAGTACTGTAGTTGTTCCAAATGGTCAAACATACATTGTTTATACAGATGGCACAGCATTCTATTCAGCATCAAACTATACATCATCAAGCGTAGCTATTACTGGCGGTACAATTGACGGTACTGTTATCGGTGGAACGACACCATCTAATGGATCATTCTATGATTTAACAACTTACAATACAGCAACATTTGGCGTATCTAATGCAGCAAGATCTGTGTCATTTACAAGCGCATCTCCTACCGTTGTCACTATGGCAACTGGCACAAGACCTATTACTAATGCACAAGTTACCTTTACAGCAACAACATTACCAGTAGGTATTACAGCGGGTGTCATATATTATGTAGTACCATTAACTTCTACTACATTTAATTTATCTACCTCATCTGGTGGTACAGCTAATGTAAATACAACAACCACTGGTTCTGTTGTTTCAATGGTTACAAATTCTAGTGTAACGTTTGGTACACCTACAGTTAATTTAACAACAAACAGTTTAAACTTTGGAAGTGCTACTGGTGCAATTGCATTACCAGCTGGAACTACTGCACAGCAACCTGGATCATCTATTAATGGTATGATTCGCTATAACAGCGATAATTTAAGTTTTGAAGGGTATGCTAATGGCGCATGGACTTCACTTGGTGCATCTAATACAACAGCATTAGGTTTATGGCAAAATAAACAATTAATTTCAGTAACTCAAACAATTACCTCTGGTTATAGCGCCACAAGTGCTGGGCCTATTACATTATCAGCACCTATTGCTGCACAAACAGTTACCATTACTATTGCTTCTCCTGGTGTATTTACTGTGCCTACCACAGCATTACCATCTGGCACATCACTTGTATTAACGACTACTGGTGCTTTACCTACAGGACTTACTGCTGGTGTAACTTATTATGTACTTAATCCATCTGGATTAACATTCCAACTTTCAACTTCATCTACTGGATCAGCAATTACAACAACTGGAACACAGTCAGGCGTTCATACAGCAACACCTACAGTATTTGTTACGGTTCCTAGCGGATCTCGCTGGGTAATATTATAAGGATAAGCTATGGCATCAACCATTAATGCATCAAGTACAAGTGGTATTATTCAAACAGCTGATTCATCTGGAGCTTTACAACTACAGACTGCAAATACGGGCGCTGTATATGTAGATTCATCTCAAAATACATATGTTCAATCAGCTACATTATGGCAATATGCTCCAGCCCCAACATCAAAATCAGCCATAGCTACATTAACAGCAGCTGAAGTTGCGGCTGGTATTCTCAATACAACTGGTACAAGTTATACAGTGACTTTACCTACAGGAACACAATTAGATACTTACTTCACTGGCGTTCCAACAACTAATATTGGTTTTGACTTTAGTGTTATTAACACAGCTTCTGGTACGATTACTATTGCTGTAGGTGCATCTGGCATGACATCTTTAGGAACTTTAACTGTAACCACTGGTGTATCAGGAAGATTTAGATTAAGAAGAACAGCAGCAAATACATATATACTATACAGAATATAAGGACATAATATGGCATCATTAGTCATTTCAGGCGATACCTCAGGTACCGCAACACTTCAAGCCCAAGCAGTAGCTGGTAGCACGGTACTTACTTTACCAACAACTTCAAGCACTGTTGTTGGAGATACAGCTACACAAACATTAACAAACAAAACATTAACTAGCCCTACTATCACTGGCGCTGTAGTTAGCTCTATGGCATCAAGTGTTATTACATCTGGCACATCACAAGTTACAACTTCAGGAACATCTGTAACATATTCAAGTATTCCATCATGGGTAAAGCGTATTACAGTTGCCATGAATGGAGTCACTGCTTCAGCAAATTTTGGAGTACAACTTGGAACATCTGGCGGTCTTGTTACTACTGGTTATGTTGGTGGTTCTGGTTATGCACAAAATGGTAACTCAACAAGTGTAGGTAGTAAATCTGGTGGATTTTATACTGAAGGTAATAGCACAATTACTGGTCTTTGGACTATAGTTAATTTTTCTGGTAATACTTGGACTGCATCATGGACTTGGAGTAATGGTAGTAATCAAGCTGGTAATGGTGGTGGTTCTATTGCTTTATCTGGAACTCTAACTCAGCTAGCAATTACTGGTGGAACATTCTCTGCTGGTGCAGTAAACATATTTTACGAATAGGATTATACATGGCACTTATACTAGACGGATTACTTGGAGAAACATTTCCATCATGGACAACAGCGACAAGACCCTCATCTCCTGCTAATGGGCAAACTGGGTTTAACTCTACATTAAGTTACTTAGAAACATATAATGGATCGTCTTGGGTAGCAGGTGGATTACCAGCACCAAGCACATCTGGAAATGTTTTAACTTCTGATGGAACAAATTGGACAAGTTCTACTGGAGTTGTAGGTGTTGGACAAACTTGGCAATTACCTACAAGAGTATCTGGTACAACATACACAAATAGCACATCAAAACCCATTGAAGCATTAGTAACTATTGGTCAAAGTCTTGCAGGTTCAGGCACTACTACTATTGTAGTAGGTGGTGTAACTATAGTAAATAGTTCTTATGGTTCAAATGCTACAGGTTCTAGCCAACCAATATCGTTTTCTTTTATTGTTCCAGTAAATTCTACTTATGTAGTCACTTGTACAAGTGGATGTTCTATTGGTACTTGGGCTGAATTGAGATAATTATGGATCCAATTACAATATTATCTGCATTTGAAGAAGGTAAGTATTGAACAAACTAGCTTTATTTGGTTTATTTTTTCTTCATATATCAACTGGTCATCCAGCTGAGTTGCCCAACCCAAAACTTACTCCAGGATATATGCGTGATATATCAGTACGTGAACTATGTACCACAAGCACTTCTTTAGTACGCAACGTTCCAGAGTCATTAAAAAAAGATGTATTTAGTAACTATGGTATGAACGGCAATGATAGAAGCATTTGTGCTGAAGGTTATGAAATAGACCATCTAGTCTCATTAGAATTGGGTGGTGCAAATGATGGCCGTAATCTATGGCCACAAAGTTACTGTGGTGAAAATAACGCACATAAAAAAGATAAGTTAGAAAATGAATTACACAGACAAATATGTCTAGGCAAGATGAATATTATAGATGCTCAGATGTGTATTAAAACAGACTGGGTAATGTGTTACATCAAAACATTTCACAAATAGGAGATATCATGAAAGCTAAATTATTACAAGTTTCAGACTTTTTAAAGGCAGTTGTTTTATGGTCATTCAAAGTCACACTTCGTGCTATTAAAGTACTAGTTGAAGAAACAATCTTAGTACTTCAAAAACTAGACGCAGTGCTAACAAAAAACATATAATGAGCTGGTTATTACAAATAGCACCTACTATTGCTAGTGCATTAGGAGGACCTTTAGCTGGCCTTGCTACAACAGTATTAGCAAAGTTTCTTAATGTAGCTCCACATGAAGTCAATGACATTATTCAATCTAATAAACTGAATGCAGATCAAATTGCTCAAGTTAAATTAGCTGAATTAGAGCTTCAAAGACAAGCTCAAGAATTAGGATTAGACTTTGCTAAAATTGAAGTGGCAGATACTATATCTGCTCGCAATATGGAGATGTCAACACAATCTCATATACCAGCTATATTGGCTACAGTAACTACCATAGGTTTCTTTGGCATACTAACTCTTTTATTCTTTAATAAAGTAGACCCATCTAATAATGCTTTAATGATTATGCTTGGTTCCTTAGGTACTGCATGGACTGGAGTTATTGGTTTCTACTTTGGTTCTTCTCATGGCAGTCAAATGAAAGATCAAATGTTATATCATTCAACACCTACAAAAGAAATTCCAAGTGAAGAATGAACTTAACAGCACATTTTACTTACGAAGAACTTTATGCATCTGAAATTGCAGATCGCAACAAGATTGATAACGAGCCTAAAGAACAGTGGATTAAAGATAATCTACTTACTTTGGCACAGAATTTAGAAGTTGTAAGACGTTTACTTGGTCATCCTATACACATTAATAGTGCTTATCGTTCTGAGCAGGTTAATACTTTGCTTGGTAGCAAACCTACCTCAGCACACTGCAAGGGCTTGGCGGCAGATATTATATGTCCAGCTTTTGGTAGCCCTCGTGATATTGTGGTGGCAATCATTGGAAGCGGCATTCAATATGATCAAGTCATACTTGAGTATGATCGTTGGTGCCATATTGGATTTGGTGACACGGTACAAAGATTACAAAAATTAATTATAGATAAAAATGGAACAAGGCCCTTCTAATGCCATTACAAAAACTTACATACAGACCTGGGTTAAACCGTGAAGGAACTAACTACTCTAATGAAGGTGGTTTTTATGATGGGGACAAAGTTCGCTTTAGATCTGGTCAGGCTGAAAAGATTGGTGGCTGGATCCAAGTAGATGCAGACCAGTTTTTAGGCTATGCAAAGTCTTTATGGACATGGATTGATACAGACGGATTATCTAACTACCTTTCACTAGGTACTAACATTAAGTACTATATCTTCTTTGGTGGTGCTTATTATGACATTACACCTATTTATAGAACAGATGGTACAGCACTTTCTGCACCATATAATCTTCCAGTAAGTCCATTAGCTACAACATCTGGATCTCCAATAGTTACTGTTACAGATAATAACTATAACCCTACAGTAGGTGATTATGTTGTTATTACAACAACACCCTATACAACAGCACAAACAGTTACAATTACTATAGCTTCTCCTGGCGTGTTTACAGTACCCACCACTGCTTTACCAGATGGAACTACAGTTGTTTTAAGTACAACGGGTGCTTTACCAACAGGATTAACAGCTGGAACAGTTTACTATGTTGTTGGAACATCTGGACTAACCTTTAGGCTTGCCTTAACCAAAGGTGGAACTGCTATTAATACAAGTGGTACTCAGTCTGGAGTTCAGACAGTAACGCCTATTTCTACAGTAGGTGGTCTAAGCATTAATGGTGAGTATATAGTTACTGCTACACCAAGCACAACAACATTCCAAATTACAGCAACATCTAACGCATCATCAACAGCTAATGGTGGTGGTACGGTTACTGTTCAGTATGAATATCCTACGGGTGCTTCATCATCTATTCCTGGTCTTGGTTGGGGCGCTGGCCCATGGTCGCCTACTATACCATTTAGTTTAATTACAGATCCATTTGCAACAGTATCTGGTACCTCTACAGTTACAGTAACGCAAGCAGCACACGGATTAAGTGCTGGTAATTATGTGGCTTATGTAGGTCCTGCTACAAATTCACCACCATACTCTATACCCTCATTTAATGGATTATCATTAAACGCTTTAAAGGGAACCTTTGTAGTTCAAACAGTGACTACAAATACATATACAATTAACCTTCCAGAAGAAGCTGCAACAGCGTTACTACAAGGATCTATTTATACAATTGCTACAACTGGGACTACTAATTGGACATCCATTGGAGCAGCAAGTACAGCAGTAGGTACTGTATTTACAAAGAACTCTACTACAGCTACAGGAACTGGTACTGCTTATATTACTGCTACATCTTCAACCTCTGGTGGTGGTGCTGGGATTATTGCTTACCCACAATATGGAACTCGTGCTTGGGGACAGGCAGCCGCAGCTGGAACTGGTGTAAACGGTGCTATTAGACTTTGGTCAAATGATAACTATGGTGCTGATCTTGTGCTAGCCCCTCGTGGTGGTCCTATTTATTATTGGGTAGATTCATCTGGCGTATCTGTAAGAGCTAAAAACTTAGCTAGTTTAGCAAATGCAGCAACACTAACATCTACAACCGCAACATTCTCTTCTCCAGTATCTACTATTACAGTTGCAAGCGCATCTAACATTCTTCCATATTCATATATTACGGGAACTAATATTCCTTCTGGAACGTACGTTACAAGTGCATATGTTATAGGATCTACAACTGTGCCTATTTCAGCAAATACAACGGGTTCAAATGATGCAAACCCATATACATTCTCTTATGCTGGAGCTTATGTACCAAATTCTACTAATCAAGTAATGTCAGCATCTATTCAGCAATTCATTATTGCTTTAGGTGCGAACTCATATTTCCAAACAAATCCAAGCTCTTCATTTAATCCTATGTTGGTGCGTTGGTCAGATCAAGCAAACCCATATCAATGGGTTCCACAAGTTACAAATCAATCTGGTGAGTTTACATTAACCAATGGTTCATACATTATGTGTGGTCAAACAACCCGCCAAGAAATATTAATATGGACAAATTCATGCCTATATTCTATGCAATATGTAGGTTATCCATATGTATGGAGCTTCCAAGTATTAATGAATAACCTATCTATTATATCTCCAAATGCACCAGTAACAGTCAATAATGTTACTTATTGGATGGGTAAGGATAAGTTCTACATGTACACTGGTACAGTACAAACTCTACCATGTTCACTAAGACAATACATATTCAATGATTTTAATTCTGACCAAGCATTCCAAGTATTTGGCGGATCTAATGAGGCTTTTAATGAAGTATGGTGGTTCTATTGTTCACAAAATTCAACAACCATAGATAGATATGTCATTTACAATTACTTAGATAAGGTATGGTCATACGGCACTATGGCTAGGACTGCATGGCTACAATATGGTATTAACCCATTTCCAGTTGCAGCAGATTATAATTCAAGACTTTTATATCATGAGGTAGGAACAGATGATGTTGCAACAGCACAAACATTACCAATTGAGGCATATGTACAATCTTCTGATTTTGGCATTGAAGCTGGCGATCATCTTGGCTTTGTATGGCGTGTGTTGCCTGATGTCAATTTCAATGGTTCAACCATTAATAATCCAAGCGTTACAATGACGCTATACAGCAAACAAAATTCTGGCACTACACCCGTATCTGGCGATGTAGATACTGTAACTAGCGGACAAAACTATACATCAACACATCAATACACTGTACAAACCTTTGACGGACAAGTTTATACTAGAATTCGTGGAAGACAATTAAGTTTTAAAATACAATCTACTGGATTAGGTACAGCTTGGCAATTAGGTATACCACGTATTGATGTTAAGCCAGCTGGAAGAAGATAATGGCATTTAATAATCAACCCACTTTAACAAAGGCACCCAATCTTCCTGTAGCATCATCACAATATAGCCAACAATATACAGATGAATTTGCTAATACTTTAAGGCTTTATTTTAACCAAATAGATAACTTTAATAGAGCTATATTAAATCCAGATTCTGGAACTACAGCTAATAGACCTACTCTTGGATTATCTATAGGTCAATTTTACTTTGATACCACACTTAATATACCCATTTGGTATAAAGGAAGTGGCTGGGTCAATGCTAGTGGCACAACAGTTTAAGACAAATATATGGTAAAATACATGAAAATATCTCTAATTAAAGCGAGTCAATTATGAGCCTACATCACGCAGCACAACACCTAGCATCCCAAG